CTAGAAACAGACGAGGGTCGGGACCGGTCGTAAGACTCAAGGAAGTACGCAGGAGTCACACAGACACCTGCGAACGCATCCATCCCGCATGACTCACGGAACATTCCTGCTCTGTGGGTCTTCGAGTGGTTGACCTTGAATCCGAGATACTCAAGTACCTCGACGACTGACTCCCCTACAGCACTCGGTGCGACAATGTCGTCACCGAATACCTGGGCCCCACGCGCCATCCGGCGAATGTTTTCCGAATTGTAGGGATCAAGGTTAAGCTCATGGAGCATAACCCCAATAACTACAATCGAATAAACAATCGTCTGCAATGGAAACGTGGTGGCTGCTCCCTGGGCCGCTACCTTCTTAAGTACAATGTACTTAGGAAGATGCTTACATATGGTATTAGTAAGCCAGCGGGTCCTTGTAGCATGGACGGCCTCTAGGATAGAAGGATTCTTCCTAAAGATACGTTCCAATGTCCACAAGGATAGACGATCAGACGCACTAGACAAATCAATCGTCCAATGTGTCTGCCCCAAGGAAGCTTGAAGAGCAGCATCCTGGTTGGGCTTCTGCGAGTTAAACTCGATAGAAGGACCAATAGGGGACTGTGTTGCCTTCGTTCGCAAGAACGAATTCAACGCTTGCTGGCACCACTGATGCGCAGTAGGTTCCGAAGCAATAAGCCTCGGCCCTTTCTGGGTCTTCGGTACTGCCAGTAGCTTCGCAGGAGGCTCGTTGAGGGAGAAATCTCCCGCAACGGACCTCTGCTCAACAGTCTCAGACCACAAACTTAGGTTGGCAAAGCCAAACTCGGAGAGTGGAAAGACTGATTCAAGCTTTGCGGGCCAATTTGGGAAGGAGTATTTACTTCTTCCTTTCTTGGGATCCGCGACAGCTCCAGGCCCGTGCTTGGGCTTCCATTCGGAGGGGTCAAACCCTCCGATGGAACTGGACACGACATCAGCAACACGCTGAATGGTGTCCAGCAGCTCTGGGCGTGATATCCAGGAACCGGTTCCTCCGAAGAGGTCTGGGCTGGATTCGCCTCCGAAAGAGGACCCATCTTCGGCAATGAAGTCACGTCCGCTAAGAGCATCTGTAAGATGCAAGTTGCGAGCGTGATAATCAAGGCTAAGATGATCTGAAACCCAGTCGAGACTGGGTCTCCGGATTTCGTCCTCAATGCGGAAGAATTCATGAACCGTTTGATAAGTTCGTGAATCATCGCATTCCACCTTCAACTTCTTAGCTGCATAAAACAGCTGGCGAAGAAAGAAGACGGAAGTGATGTCCGCGTGCTGCCTAAGCACACCGTCACTACTGAAAACGCGCAGAAACATCCCCTCGAATAGTCGAGGGATTGTTTCCCCTGATTTGCGCGCCCGGAAACCGGGTAGCGCAAACTTGGTTAGGCGTCCGCTGGAGAGAGCACTATCAAAGTGCTTTCCTGCAGCGGGGAGATCTATCGTGTAAAACGATAGTCCTCTGTTCTCAGCCAAGGAGTGGAGGCGTGACTTGTCACGTTCCAGTTCCTTACGGTCGTAGGAGGTCTGTATGCACATATCCTCAAGGATATGGTCATATAGGTCCCTAAGGACAACCGCATAGCTATTCTTCATAATCACTCCTCAAAAGGGTGGATATGATCTATGGCTCGGTGACTAGGCGTCTGAGGTCCCTCACGGGATTATCATCCGTCTACGATCAGGATTGCTCCAAAGAGGGCCGATGAGAGGTTAGGACTCCCAACCGACGACTTTGGTCGCGTTGGCCGTATTCAGATAGGCCTGAAGGCCTTGCTGAATATGAACCACGGACGCAGCATCGTCATCGTCCTTGTTGACGATAACGATATAGGTTCGACGGGTTTTCCCGCCGAGCCCTTGCGAGTCAGGGAAGATGGTATACGTGAAGTCGGCAGTATGCCGATCATACACGCGACCAAGCTTATCCGGACGATCCTTCTGGTGCCTCACCTTGAGCCGGTATTCACCGGTACTCTCACGGAGAAGGTACTCAGCAGAGTATCCATCCTGATTGATCTTGCTCAGGGTCTTTGCAACAGCATTGACCGTGATGGAGATCGTATCACCAAGCATAAGTTGTCCTTTTCTCGACGTTTCTTGTTAATAAGATGCCGGGTTACCCCGTCACCTTAACAATCGACGAGGAATTCTCGTGATTGCAAGAGCGCCGAGGATCGACACTTGCGTATTTGACAAGAATGTCAAATCCGCGACGGGAGAAGACAATGCTGTAGGAGCTCGTTGTTTACGAGTTCTTTTCAGCATAATAGGCTTTGCCTCAAGGTA